TGTCGCAAATGTCAATATACTCGAAGGTATACGTTTTTACGTTAGCTTTGCTTGCTCTTTTGCCTTCGGTGAAAACAAACTCATGGAGGGAAGTGCAAAGATCTTATCGCTCATTGCGAGAGACGAATCACAACACTTAGTAATTACTCAACAGATATTAAAGAACTGGGCTAATGGTGATGATCCAGAGATGCAAGAGATAGTAGAGCAAGAGAAAGAAACTGTAGTAGAAATGTTTAGGACTACAGTTAATGAAGAAAAGGAATGGGCAAATTACTTGTTCAAAGAAGGTAGTATGATAGGATTGAATGGAAGATTACTACACAATTATGTTGAGTGGATTGCTAACAGGAGGATGAAAGCAATAGGATTGAAACCTATATACGATCAACCCCTTAGAAATAATCCACTACCTTGGACTGAGCACTGGCTCAACTCTAAGGGTCAGCAAAATGCACCACAAGAAACGGAGATAGAAAGTTATGTCGTCGGAGGAATCAAACAAGATGTCACAGAAGGAACCTTCTCAGGATTCAAACTCTGAAGAAATTGAGTGGGACATAGAAGAATTGAAAGATTCTATTAAGAGATCAGCAGAAGAACAGTGGGATGAATTATTAGATACTGCTGGACAGCACTTGGTACCTGGTGCAGCTGCATTGATTTGGGAGAGAGAAAAGAAAAAAGCAATAGAGCTTGACAACGAGATCCGAAGAGGTTATAATACAGAAGTTGAGAGCGACGGTTCTCAACAGGGAGTGACTGAATGAACTTGCTGGCATAAGGCTAGTTAAGGTGATGTGTCAGGCGTGGTGGCCGCTGGACCTGCCGAGGGGTTAGAACCAGAACCGATGACCAATCGGGACACAGACAGTAAGGTAAAAATCTACTCATGTAGCAATGCCCCTTACTTGTTGGTACACATAAATCCAACCTCCCACCCTTTACATTATGTTACACGGTGAACTATTCTGTAAGGGTTTACACACATAAATAATGATGGGTAGCAATCGCTGCCTTTACGTTCGACCCTTAGGGGTTGCAAGTAAGTCGCGGAACGGATCTCGTTCATCTCATGATTCCATTTTTAATTGCCACTTCTTTTACTTGCTCCGATGCTAATATTCTCATCGATAAGATGAATGGATATAATGTTGAGGAGGATGTCAGACTTGAAATGATTCAGGTCATAAAGGAAGAGACAAAGGAATGTTGGGACGCAAACGACTGAAGGAACGGAGTAAAATCCCAACTACTTCAGGAGTAAATCTCATGCAAGCAACATACAGAGGTATCAAATACGATACCAGTAAAAAAGAAGGACAGAAACTATCTAAGTCTCTAACATATAGAGGCAACGAATATGTATCTTCCACGTCAGGTTCCTGCCATAAGGAAACCTATCAAGGACTCTACAGAGGAAGCAAATTCCAACGTATCAAAACAGTCTGCGATTAAATTGAAACCGTGACATAAGATTTGAGAGACCCATTGCAGGGTCTCTTTTTTTATGGTATAATTATAAATAATGAATAACAAATAGAGACTGTCATGAAAATATTTTTAGACTGCTCTGATGTCGATCTAATAAAACAATCTTTTGCGACAGGGTTAATCGACGGTGTAACAACTAACCCCTCGTTGATGCTAAAGAATGGACATAACCCATTGGAAGTATTAAAAGAAATATCAGATATATTTCCATTCCATGCATCCATATCGGCTGAAGTAGTAGGTGAAACAGTAGAAGATATGTTGGCTATGGCTGATACTTATCTTGAATTAGGTGCTAACATAACAATTAAAGTTCCTTGTACCAGAACAGGTCTTAGAGCATGTAAAGATTTGTCAGAGGATGATGTACCTGTTAATGTTACACTAGTGTTCTCTGCCAACCAAGCAATACTTGCATCTAAAGCAGGTGCAAAATATGTGTCACCTTTTATAGGTAGATTAAATGATCAATACTGGGATGGTATTGGTACAGTAGAAGAAATTGCAGATGTGTTTTCAACACATGGTTCTAAGACTGAGGTACTTGCTGCATCAATCAGAGATCCAATTCAAGTTGCAAAGTGTTTTAGAGTAGGTGCTGACATATGTACTCTACCTTGGGATATATTTAATAAAATGTATGACCACTGTCTAACAGACGCAGGTCTTCAAAAGTTTGATAATGATTGGAATCAATTACAACAGAGGCTACCATGAACGGACGCTTATCCAAAGTAGAGATGACTGCAAAATTAACCAAGCTTAAGATTGAGCTTAAAGATAAATGTGATCGTAATGAAATGGGTGAGTGGGAATGTATAGGTGCTGATAAGTATCTAAACAGGTCACTAGAAATACTGGAAGAATATTACATGTAACATGACTGATAGAAATATAAAAACATTAATACACGATATAGAAGTTGCTCTTGAGAACCTTAAGTCTGAGGTGTATTCAGATGTTAATGCTTATCGTATAGATAGTGGTGATGGAATAAAATCCTATGCCCAAATTAATGATGAAGACGGAGAGTGCGACTAATGAAAAAACTTTGGAAGGAAGTTATGAGAACCCCTGGACCTATCAGGGTACAACTTTTACTTCTGCTGACATTAACGATTTCTTCGGTTTCGTCTACCGTATTACAAATTTGCAATCGGGCAAACAATACATTGGACGGAAGTACTTCGTACAAAAACGAAAGTCTGGAAATAGCAGACGCAAACGGACGAGTGAGAGTAACTGGAAAGCATACTACGGAAGTTCTAAGGAACTTACAGAAGACAGGAAACTTCTGGGGAATTCCTGCTTCAAAAGAGAAATAATAAGTTTACATAAGACTCCAGGTAAAGTAAATTACGAGGAGACAAGACAATTATTCATACATAATGTATTAATTGAAGAGCGTTCGGATGGTACTCCAGCGTATTACAATAGTAATATACTGGGTAGGTACATGAGGAAAGACTATTTCAGAACTGGCACACAGGATTGACACTTTTAAATCTTAGTGCTATAATTTACCCATAGATGAGGAACACTAATGAGTTGTGGACTAAACGGAAAATTTGATACAGCAGTTGATGCAGTCAAAGAAGCATTTAAAGCAGCAGTAGATACCAAAGACTTTGATAGAAGTACATTGAGTGAAGTATGGAGGCACTACCAAGGTCTTCAGACTATTGCAGAGGGATTACCTGAGCATGCAGAGAGACCTGATCTTGGTCCTGATCTTGTTAACATTCAGTTCCCAGATGGAACTTATGATCCAGATTATAATATAACATTACCTACTGGTGATATTACTTTCGATACTAATGATCTGGCATTCGATACTTCTGAACCAGTAACCTTTACTACACCAGAGTTAAAAGAAAACGATAAGATAGTCCTATAGTCTTCACCAATAGACTCTAAACTCTATGGCTTTAAGCCCGACAGCAATCAAATATTATCAGGGGTGCCATGAGCACCCCTTTCTACTATGGAATGGTTAGTTGAACAGAAGATGCTCTGTGCAAGAGTACATGATGAAGCATTTAAAGAGTTGCAAGAGTATACTAATGCTGCCTTTGAGAAGGGTAGACCTTTAGGAGATCATCCAAATTATTCTATCAATACTGCTGATCGTGAGAACGCAGAGTATGTGATGGACATACCACCATTGTTTGATGAGTATGTTAGGAAGGCAATTCATAATAATTTTTTGATACACAAGGCAGAGATGGGAGTGTATGGTATAGATGAAACCAAACTACAGATAGTAAAGATGTGGGCTAACAAGATGCGTAAAGGAGATCAGCATCAGTTACATACACATGCGTTTTCTTTATACTCATTCTCTGTATACCTTGATGTCACAGAGAATGATGCACCTTTTGTGTTTGTTACCGATCAGGTGAACCCAGTTTATATAAATGAGAATTCTAATCAGCACATATTAATATTCCCATCGAAGTTATTACACACAGTTTATCCTAAGTTAACTGATGGTGTACGGGTTTCCGTTTCAGGAAACGTAGTGATGAACCCGTTCAATGTTCCCGTTAAGCCATAAAGTAGGCATTTATACCTTGACAAGACCTTAAGGTTTGCTATATAATATTGTTACGTTTCTTAACAAA